GTGTCTGTAGCAGATATAGTGCCATTACCTGCGATTGCTATGTTAGTACCTGCGGTTAGAGCTGCGACTACATTAGTGGTATCTGTAACATCTGCGGACGCTTCTATACCGTTCAGTTTAGAGTGGTCATCGTTAGTGAAACTATTCTGTGATAGTTCGCCATCTTGTACTGAGTAAGTGGTGTTGGTATCTGTAGATGATATAGTTCCGTCACCAGCTATGGATACGTTTGTACCAGCAGTCAATGCAGCAACTACATTTGCAGTATCCGTTACATCTGCACTAGCCTCTATAGCGTCTAGCTTTGTTCCGTCAGTAGCTATATCACGACCGTCTACAGTGCTGCTAACAGTTATTGCACCTGTTACGTTTATACCTGCGGCTGTAGTGGCTAACTTAGTACCTGTGCCTGTGCCTCCAGCCCAGTTTAAAGACGCTGTACCACCTACGCTAAACTTAGCCATATCTCTGGCATTAGCACTATCGTGAAATGTAATAGAATCGCCATTAGTTTGTATGCTTAGTATTCCTGTGCCTTGATCTTGAATGTAGCTGTGAACACCACTGTGGAATATCTGTAAGTCGCCAGAATTACCAAACCGTGCGTACTTGCCGTCATCAAGAGATAAGCCGTCACAGTCAACCGTACCTGTTACACCTATACCTGTTTCTTTAGTAAAGAGTTTAAGACCTGCACCAGTATCACCGCGCCAAGATAGACCCGCATTATCAGTGTCCCAAGAAATTAATTCTTGATCTGAATCGTTATTTAACGTCCCGTATATTCCTGATATTTTTAACGCACCAGTACCCGTCTGTTTAATAATTCCGTTTTGGCTGCCATCTTCATATATTTCTAACTTGCCGCCAGACTCTGCACCGAATGTAACCCTATCAGTTGCATCAACTTGTATGTCATTTGAGCCAGTAGAATTACCTTTAGCAAGCAACTCAGCCAAAGTATCGGACGCTTCTACGTCTGACAGCTTCGCTATTACATGACCACCTTTAAGAGAGCCATCGTGTACACGAAGCGTATCGTCAGTTGTATCGACAGTTACTTCGCCTAGAGCACCAGTAAAGCCTGACCCGTCATCGTGCTGGGCTTTAGTTCCACGTCTTAATTTTATTTCAGTAGCCATAATATTCTCTGTTTAATTTACTGAGGCTCAATAGGCCAAGTTACTTCGTCAACATGATCAAGGTCATCTAAGTTAGACATTAAATCTCTAAGCTCTTGCCTGTATGTTGCCCAAGCCGCTTTTTCCCCATCAGATAAAGGGCTATCATTGAATTGCGTATAGTCTGAATGCTTTAACAGATTATTGCGTATATTTTTTGTGTTTAGTAGTTGTAAGCCGTCCATTTATCGCTCCGTACTCGTTAAGTCTAAGGCATTAAACTGTGTATCTGTAGTACTTAATCCGTAGTCTGCTAAATCTTCAAACCTCGGTATGGTGGAGCCGTTACCGCCATCACCATTAAATGCCAACCTTGAGTCGTAAGCATTGTTGGCAGATAGAGAGCCTTGAGTGCCTATTTCAAATGTCTCACAAAAGTTTGTCAATGGCTGCAATACTGAAACAATAAGCCTTGAGAACCTGCGGCCTATATTATTTCCATCTGTCCTATGATTTCTTATATAAAACTTATCGCCAGTTGCAAGAGTTACATCTGCCTGATTATAAACGGCTGTACTTACTGCACCACCAGTAGTAGTTAAAACTACCGAGCCAGCACCATCATCTCCAGCGTTTATTTTGTAAAGTTGCGTTTCAACTCTTATATTTGAATCCTGACCTTGTGCCATTACTTTAAATCTATAAGTCCCGCACTTTGCAACAGTCCAAGTTTTAGAGTAATAATCATAACTGGTGCTATTAGAACTTCCATTGTACCCTGTATTCCTAGCCCAAAAGATAATTGGCTTTTCACCAGCCGCAACATTACCTAAAGCTAAATGACTTTGCCTCGGAGCACCACTTGCGCCCTCACCAATCGCTAACTGATTATCTTTTAGCGCTTGCATAAGTTGCTGGGTTAAAGGCGCATCTACAGCTACCTCTGTATCTGATACCGCTCTGTATGTAGTCATAAATTCCTCAAACTATTGAATACGGCTCTTGGCCGCCTGACATTTTAGCACTAACATTTAGGCGTAATTGTAGCCCAGTAGCAGCGCCACCGCCATTATTTACACCATCTACGCAGGTTACTATTTGACCATCAAAGTAGTTAAGGTGGCTTGCATCGCCAAGATTACTACCTGTGGCTGGATTACTTGTAATAGCTACAGATTGCACAACACCACCAGAGGCAGTCGCAGTTAATGTTAAGCCCGTTCCTTGATCTGCGGTTACTTCTGATGCTGCTATAGTGGATGTGTTCTGAAAGTTTGCACCGCCATTAATGACAGATGCGCTAATAAAGGTTCTACTGCTGGCAGCTCTATTCGCGTCATTAGATATAAATGAGCCTGTAGCTCTAACGCCCAAGTAAGGCGATTGCTCTGTACCTAATCCGCCATTAGTGTTATTTAAGGAGTTAAAGCCCTCACTTGTATTGTCTGCATTAGCTTTGTTAAAGCCACCAATATCATTAACAGTTACTCTACCTCTGTTAAGAGTTCCGAATCTAAACTGTTTAGCCTTAATTAAAAATTGTTGTTTTTTACTATCAAACTTTGTCGATAGAACCTGCATCTCTGTTTGTATTTTTTGCTCGCCATATATGTCAGTTATATGCCTAGTGCTTAAATAAAAATGATCGCCTGTAGATAACTGGTCATAGGAAGCATCAAGTTTGAAGCTGCAAGAAATAGGTGTTTTCTTAAATCTATTTAAAATTCTTTGACTTACGCTTGTAGCTACAGACGAATCTTTTACACCCCAGCCGTAAATTACCTTGTTTGATTCTTTGGCGTATTCAAAATCTGTTTCAGAGTCAGAGTCAATATTAACGTATAAATTTTTAAATGATTTTGGCTTATCTTTATCATCAGTTGAATTTCGCAGATTGTAGTAGTAGTAAACTCTTGAGATTCTATCTTTGTCCGCTTTTATTAGCTTATAGCTATCTTCAACTATATGGTCATCTGTAACTCGAACTATGCTGTCAGTAGTAATCTCTGGAGTCTCTGCTCTCATAACAATCTGCGAGCTTAAATCATCGTAAAAGAAATTAACGCCAACCATAGAGCCAAGTTGTGATAGTTGCTTATTAACTTCTTTAGGCTCACTAAGAATCATATTTATTTTAAACGTGTCTAACCAGTTGGTTTTTTCGTCAACCCAAGAATAAATACCACCTGTCTCGTTATTACATGCAGCAGCAGGTACGCCAGCACCAGTCACGAGCATTTCATATGCGACATTATTAATTGTCTCGCCTACTACATTACCACCTCCATCTAAGCCAGTGTGAGTGCCAAAAAACAAACACTTCTGTATTGAATCATCTACGTCGTAGGCTTCTGTATTACCTTTGGTTCCCCACTGATTTCGGCTTGTAATATCTAAGGCAGCCTGACTGCCACTAACATCTACGCGATACCCTAATATCTCATCATTAATACGAACAAAGCCTGTGGCATTATCGGCTCCAAATTCCGCTGTAACTAATGCCTTATCAGGACTACTAGAGCCAACTAAAGGTATATCATCTTTTTTCAAGTTTATATGGTTGTGGGTAGATGTATTTAAAGACTCTGCCAATGAAAATCCAGATGGTTTTGGAATTTTAGCTTTTAACTCATCCGCTAGAGTCATTGGGTCTTTGCACTTAATTGTTAGTACATCTCTATCCAAAAACATAGAATCAATTATGTATTTCTTTTTTCCGTCTTGTGTTTGTATAGAGCCATCGTAAGCCACATAGCCGTCAAAAACTTCTACAGTACGACCTACATAGTGTGGGTTTCTAGCTAAAAACTTCTCAAAGTAACTACCTTGATCTGTCGTAATGTAGCTACGACTAGCGGCGTGATCATCTGTATCTGTATCGGTAGACATAAAGTCACGTAGCTTGATAGTGACGTTAGACCTTAAAGATATACCTTTAGTTGGTACTATCTCTGTAGGGGCGCTAGATACAGATATTAGAGCCGAGTGTGCATACTTTTCAACACCCGTTAATCTGTC